GATGTACTGGCTCCGCTGGTTGTTATGTGACTGTTGGAGCAAAGCGCAACACCTTCTGAGTTAGCATAAAACAAGGTGTCAATAGAGAATGCATTGTTCAACATTCTTGCTCCGTCTGCCTGTCGTCTGCGGTTGGCAGATCGAGCTAAAGCCTTTGGTTTCTGATCCATTATATTGAACTGGTCATCATCAAAGAGTTTACGCTCCACCTGGATACCACTGGCGAACTCTACAGGAGTTGACGTTACATCAAATCCCTGGTTTTGAGAGTCATAAATAACTGTACCCTCAAATAGTGGCCAGTCTCCAAGTGTACCGACTGCACTCCATTTCATAGTGTCCCGTCCGTTAGTTGTGTCGAACGTGAACAATATGGGGAGCATATCCGGAAGATCGTCGTATGTCTCAAAAAATATCTTCTCAAACCTGGGGTCAAGAAGATCCGCAAAATTTATCGAGCGATGAGGAACTGTCATCTTTGTTTACCCCGTTTAGATACTGCCACCGGCAGCGAAGATATGATCAAAAGGAATGATTAGAGCGAAACTGTCACTAACCCCATTTAGCTCCAGATCGTAAACCCGAAAGTTGTTGTTGTCAGTATCGATTGTCACACTGGCATTAATCTGGGTAAGGTCAGATGTTAACTGTACAAACTGGTTTTCACCGATAGCAAAAGGAACTGTGAAGAACTTGTCCCCTATCACTATATCGTGTGGGAACGCTACAGCGACTGTTGCAGCTGCTCCACTTGTCGAAGCGATTTTTCTACTGATCCCGACATTGGCACCGCTAAAGCAGTGAATTGTACCCTCATCCATATCAGGGTTGTCAAAAAGATCTCCGCTGTCAGTGACGACAAGGCCAGATGTTGAACCTGAAGTTTCAGTGAAAGTTGTTAGATCGGTTCCGGACGTAGCGCCACCTGAAAGGCGGGCTTTATAGATGGCATCAGGGTTAGTGATAACACTGATTATACGCGCTGGATCAGAGTTATCAGTTTGCTGCGCTGTTACCAGTGTAGCCTGAATGTTCTCAGTTATACCTATCAGGTCAGATGCAGTTGTTGTAGCGGCCAGGACCGGCCCAGCATTTCCAGCTCCACCGACTACGACAGGTACACCAGCATTGGCCATGGCTTCGCCTATCTGGTACGACTTGGAGATAGGTGAGTGCCCACTTAAACTACCGGCATACTCCATAATGGACTCCTAGATATTCATTAATTAAAATAATGATCCTAGAAATCCAGGATCAACTACGTTCCTTTTCGTTTGTACTCCAACTCAGCTGTTACAGCAGCCCAGTCTTTGTACCGACCTTGTTCAATTCCTTTCCGGTAATACGTTTTCTGATCCGCTGAGAGACCTTTTAAAGCGCCTGTTTTTGGCGCATCATCAGCTGAATCTCTGTCTCCAGCACCCAAAGACTCCATGTTCTCATGATCTTCGTTGCCTGATTTAACCTTGCCTTTTAGCTTTTCGGCGGTTCCGAAGGATCTTTCAAGCGCTGATAACTGAAGCCTTAAATCTTTATCTGAGCCTTTTTTGGCAGCTCCTAAAATTCTCGAAAGGGCCGCGTACTCATCGCTAACCTTGGTTCTGTTATCACTCCCATCCTCATTGAGATCAGGGAGAATCTTCATGTACTCATCGATTTTTCCGACGAGGCCTTGAGTCGATAACTTTTCATTTGTGTCGTTACCAACAGTTGCCATCGCACCAGCAAGCTTTTTATCAAACTTTAGCTCTACCTGTCGGTCCCAGATCTGATCAGACTCGTCCTGCGTGAGTTTGTCGTTCTCGACAAATTTTCGGAGCTGCGCCCTGGTATAATCAACAGGAGCTGCTGTATCGTTTGCTGGCTGGTTTTGATTTTGTTGAAGGCTTGAGACCTGCCCTTGAAGGTTGGCTAAATCATTACTTAGCGCGTCGTTCTTCTTCTGGAGCTTGCCTGTTGCTTCGTCGAATCGGTCTTTGGGGACATGACCGGCTAATAATTCTTTTCGGTCGTCATCAGTCAATTCGTTTAGGTCCATGAGTCTTTCCTCAGTCAGTGTGGTTGATGCACTTACAACGTGTTCCGAGTCTTTCCTCGCGTCAGCGCTGACGAACGCATTACGTCACAGCTAGTTCTACGTTACTTTTCTTCTAAATTCAAGTCTTTCTGTCGATCATCTAACTCTTTTTTGTCCTTTATAATCTGAGATGGATATGTTATTGCTATATTAAGTGCTCGCTTCATAGCTTCTGCTTCTAACAAAACTATTTTTGCCTTCATAATCTCATCATGATTGACGATAGCGGGATTCTCCATGACATGTCGCGCAGACGCGATCATTGCGTCCAGATCCTCAATATCTGCCTGGATGTAGGAAAGGAAAGTGTCCCAGCTGGGACTGTCTACAAGCCACTTTGACTTTACCGCTGCCTGCTTGAGAACTGTGACATTGAATTTTGATGTAGCTAATCTCTCAACTTTGGCGTCGGTTAGCTTCTTCGCTTGGAACGCTTTAAATCCGCTCTTGTCAGGCTGCATTTTATTGCTCCAGGGACTCATTTATTTGCTCGTTAGGACTTACCTGTTGGGTACTCATGTCAGGAGAGGCTCCTCCCCCTCCTCCAGACTCAGCTGCGGCCTGTTGCTGGAACTGCCTGGCACTGCCCGCTGCTGCGATGCCTTGCTGCTCCTGCTGCGCTTGTGCGGCTACCTGCTGAAGATAGGTGGCATAGAGTTTTATGCTTGCGTTGGAAAGTCCTGCGAACGCTGGCTCCTGCTCAAACGCCTGCAACCTCTGGAGATGATCAACCCACCCTGCGATGGGCATCCCTCCAGGCATAGTGCCATTGATGATTGAGAGCATTGCATCCTCTGCCGTTATTGGCTGGAGGTCAGCTTGAGGTGATGGCTTTTTGAAGTAATCTTCTGGGTCCTGGCCCCATGCTCTGGTAAAATCACGTATCAGCCGGTAAACACCGTCCTGATCGATGATACCCATTTGAACTGCGATCTGTGATATGCCGACAGACATAATACTTCCCAGTGCCTCCTGCATTGCGCCTTTTGAGGTGTTCAGAACATTCGCACTGAATTTAAACTGGAACCGACCTTTGATCTCACTCTTGTCCGAGATAGTTTGATAAGGATCTTCCGCCTCGTCCAGATTGCCCGTGATCAATATCTTTTTCTCTTCAGGCAAAAACCGTTGGTTTAACTCATGATATTGATTATATATTTCCGCGAGGCCATTGAAGAACCGGCGCAGGATTCGCTCCGGACGAGCCTCGCCCTGGGCTAACACAGTCTGTATGCCGCTTGAAGTTCTGAGCGCTGCGGACTTGCCTTCAGGTATTTGCCCGCGCTGCAGGTCAGACACCATTGTCAGACGCTCATTCATCTGGGTCAGGATGGTCATCATATTGAACCCAAACACCTGACCTTGATTATTTATGTTTGGAAAGTTAATGTCGTTGTTGGGATCTCCAACAGGAACTCCATCACCAGGAGCGAGAGTCATCGTCTCCGGATTCAAAGAGCTTGTCGCTTTGTAAAAGAAAAACGGACTGCTGGCCAGCGTACCGCCATCAATCATCTGGTCTGCTGTCTCTTTCAGTGAGTCGTGAATGCCCTCCATCATCTCCAAAAGGCCAATGCCGATGACACGGTCTTTGACGGGTATCATTGACTTGTTCACTAAAGGCCGTCTTGGAGGATTTGCTGGAAACATCTCTGTTAAAAGTTTCACCTTCAGAACTTTCTTTGTCTCCTTGATAACCCAGAATATTACATCTTCATCCAGGCCATCACCGTCAATATCAAATCTATCAAAGCAGATAAGGCGCGTCACTGTCTTGTGAGATGCTACTACCTCAGTTGATTCCGGATCAAGTGTTCCCTGGAGGTCATCCTTTTGATCTTTGTACTCCTGGTTTATTCTCGACCTGGAAACATTCTCAAGTTTTTTAACATCCTCTTTCTTTATCAGGTCGTAAAAGCCGCTCTTGCGCAGCTTGGCTATCTCGTCAACTGTTGGAAAGTCTGCCAGGATAACATGGGATGCACCTTTAGGATTTGAAGGACTGGGAGGCTGCAGGTTGCCAGCACGCCAAGGGAAGAATATCTCGTCAATATCTTTTACAATTGGTTTTGGACCGTCAAACACCCGCTCCATTTTACTGATAACCATCTCGACTTTTTTATCTTTCCGCGTGTAGAACTTTACTGTGATGTCCTCCTTCTCACTCTCACCTGGTACAAGCCAGTCCCAGCCCTCCTTGTCGGTCTTGCTGAAAATTGTCCTGTCAAACTCCTCTTTCAAAAGACTTTGGAAATACTGGCTGGGTAGTATATCTGTAGGGATTGGATCAAGAAGCCGCAGATCAATAATTTTCGCATCCTCAACCACCCAGGGGGTGTATACAATATAGAACCCGTCATTGACAAAGGCTTCCGACATCTCCCCAATTGTCTCTTCACCGTCATGATCAATAAATATTTGGTGATGCAGTAAATCAGTCGCTTTGGGCTCTTTCTCCTTTTCTTCCTTTCTAAGTGCCTTTGCTGTGATTGGGGGTGAGAGTGTCATAACAGCATTATGAAGTGTGTCCTGAAGCCTGAGTGAGTCAGTCATCATATCAGGGAGGGAGATATCACTGGCGTCATCCCAAGGTAGATCCCGACGCTCTGTCCACATCCGGTACTTGGCATAACGCTGAAGCCGGTCCTCCATAAAAGCAGACCGGTCCTGCCAGTCTTTGTCATAGAAAGTGACAACTCTCTCAGCTATTTCTTTTCTGTCCACTTTGACTGATGTGTTACGAGACCTGTTGCGCCGTATTCCAGCATCATCCATCGCGTTACTAACAATGTTATCTAGCTCAGTCATTTCGATCTCCTGGTTTGCGAATACAGAGAACACCTACAGGGACATTATAAACCATCTTCGCTAACTGCAGTGTCTGGATCTTCTTTTGTTTGAGTGTGAGAGTCGGTGAGTTGTTAACTATTTTGTACTTATCTGTTTGCTCAAGTTGCCAGGTCCGAATCAACTTTCTCCAGATGTCTGGGAGGTTTAGGATTTGCTCGATGCAGCTAATGCACATCGTTATATCGCATTGATTTCCATTCATGAGAACTAGTGTAACGACTCGGCAGATGTTCAGTGGTCTTCCTAACGATCTGGCTTCACCACCATACTCATGGTCCAAGGGGTATTGGCTCTTAATCTCATAAATGTACTCCTCACACCGAGTACATCGACCTACACGATTTAATCCATCAAATACTGACATCAGGTAGCAAACCTCCCTCAATGTTGGAGTTCTCTCGGATCTGAAGCAGCTTATCCTCCCACTGCTCAGCTATCCAGTCATGAAGGTCGTCGATCTCCTTAAGCATCTTATCAATTTTCTTGACGCAGGGGTCGCAGTACTCTCGTTTAATAGCGAACCCGCGCACGTGCGCTACACCTTTAACGCCTTTGTGACACCTGTCGCACTCTACTTTTATGGCCATAATCTCTCGCCTGTTTGTGTACTCGTGTGTTGATGCGTCCTGCCCCGTAGTTTAGCACTTTGAAGTTGGGATCTGAGTTGACAAGATACTTCAAGTTATTGGGGAAGTCATCATACTTTGGTTTAGGCAACTGCTTTTGGTCCCGCCCCAGGTCCTGCTTGAAGTTGTCCCACATGTACCGTTTCATCTGCATTATGGTCAAGTGGCACCGGCTGTGGATATTAAAGCGCGGGCGTCGTGTGTTAGGGTCGCATTTTAGATAGGCATTGAGCGTACT